CCGAACGTCATGCCGCGGACGCTCGATCTCGTGGCGATGGGCAAGCCGTTCATCATCTGGGGTGCCGGGGCGTGGGACATGATCCCGCCGGACTCCGATGGCGCGAAGGTCGTCCAGGCTGCGTCGGCAATCTCCGTACGAGACGAATTCGCGTTCCGTGCCGTGTGCAAGCACGCTACGCCTCCGGTGCTCATTCCCGACCCGATGTTTGGCGAGGCGATCAGCGGTTTCCCGCGGACGACATGGGCGGTCACTGTCTCGTGGCACCTGGATCGACAGCCGGAGGCGCTTCAGGAGCGGGTCCTTGATGTGCTCGCCGATGTGGTTCGTACGAGCTGCCATGAGTGGATTGCTCTTCCGGCCAGCTGGTCTGAGACCACCGACTGGGACAACGATCATGCCCTGCATCGTAGGCTGGCCCAGCGCGTGCCTCTGGAGCTTGTCTGGCCTCAGAGCTTCGAGCACCTGCGGCAGATCCTTGCCAACGTCGAGCTGATCGTGACGAGTCGCCTTCACATGGCGATCCCGGTCCTCGGCGGTGGTGGACGTGCAGTGCTCTTCGGTCAGCCGAAGTGCGAGGCAATGGCGCAGTACCTCGACGTGGGGTACGCCGGCGGCTACGAAGAGATGACGCGAGAGTCTGTCTGCGCCGCTGCGGCTCCCCGCTACGAGGCTTTGTACTTCGCGATGCCAGAGAGGCAGCTGCACAGCGCCGGCCGCATGCGCGCCTTCATCGAGCGCTCGCTCGCCGGCAAGACGTCTTCCCGGGAAGGCGGTGCGGCGTGAAGATCCTCGTCACCGCCACGATAGCGCTTGGGATCGCACTCGCAGTTGGCATGAAGGCGCGAGACGCAGGGATGGTCTGGGTCTTCACGGTTCTCGGCCTCATCACTTTCAACCTGCTGTGGGAGATCACGCGGCCGAGGTTCAAGAGGAGATCGAATCAGAAAGCCGGGGTGAAGCACCAATGAGCGATCGGCCGCACGGCAGCGTGACCATCGGCGATCACTTCAGGGACGGTGGCTGGATCGACCCCACGCCGTGTGGCGACGTGACGATCGGCGACTACGTCGTCTTCGGGGAGGGCGCGCGGATCATTCGGCACTGTCCGATACGCCCATTCAAGTACGACCACGTGACGATCGGCGACTTCTGCTACATCGGGGACGGGGCCAGGATCCTCCTCGGCGCCGAGATCGGCAAGGGCTGTGTCGTAGGAGCTGCGGCCGTGGTCACGGGGCGAGTGCCGCCGTACTCGATCGTTGCGGGCAACCCGGCGCGCGTGATTCGCCGGCGCGACGCGTACGAGATGCTGCGCACGTTCGTGCTCAAGTACCGAGATCCCTGCCCTGTGTCGTTGGGGATGAGGGATCCGGATTGGAGCCTGCTCAGCATCGAGGACGTGCGGTATCTGCTTCTGGATCCGCCCTACGACTACCAGGCAGCGGTAGGGCTGTGCGAAGCTGGCGACGTGCAGGCGGTCGTCGCCTTCTACAGGACGTGGACGCGGCCGTAAGCCGCGAAGACGGCAAGACGGGAAAGCAAGAAGGGGGCTCGAACCACATGAACAAGGAGTGGATGTTCGCATTGGGGTGGACCGCGGCCGCGTTCGCGGCGCTGATGTTGATCACGGTCGCTACGACTCCACCGCCGGCGCAGGTGTATGAGATCACCAAGGAGGCAGCGCCCCTCGATGAATCGGCGATCGCTGCCCAGGTGCAGGTGGCCGTGGCTCTCGAGGCTCAGGCGTTGCGCGCGGAAGCAGCGGAGCGGGAAGCGGCGGCCGACGAGCGTGCTCTCGCGGCTGAGGCAAGGCTCGCCGCTGTCGTCTCCAGCCAGGCGGGAGCAGCGGCACAGGCCGTAGCGGCGATCGACAACCGCGTGATCGTGCTCGAGGACAGCAAGATCGGCGCGGAGAAGGCAACGACGAACCTGACCGAGACCGTCCGCGAGATCCGCCGCGTTCCGGCGATCGTCGTTGCGCTGGCCTGGATCGGCGGGCTTGGGGTGATCGTGGGCGGCGCCGCGGTCGGGATCGTCTATTGGCGCCGACGGAGGCTCGGGCATGCCTGAGATGAAGTGCCAGGCGGCCCTCATCGCCGCGATCGATGCGATGGACACGCTGCCGTCGACCCGGGAGGAGAAGCAGGCCCTGGTCGACGAGTGGCGTGAGAAGGAGCGCGGGCTCCACAAGCGGAAGTCCGAGGGCGAAGTCTGCTCTCGGATGATCACGGTCGAAGAGATCGATTCGATCCTGCGAACGCAGCACATCCGGCTTGCCGAGAAGACGGGAAGGCGGCAAGCCAGGGCGCCGTCTAGCCTGCAGGAAGGCGGTCCATGGAAACGCGTGTCCAAGGTGCACGGGCCGGGGTGCCGCAACACGCCGGATGCGGTGAGCGTGACCCGTGCCGGGCAGGTGAGCTTCCCCATTGCGATGGTCGAGCGGCGAGGACTCAGCGGAGTCAGCAGTGTTGTGCTCTACCGCGCCGGACTGAAAGTTCGGGTCGAGATGCTGCGCGATAGGACTGGTGACTTCATCGTGAGCTTCGCCGACCAGCGTCAGGTCCGCTGCAAGCGGCTGATCGAGGCGATGGGGGTGACGCCAGGGCGGTACCCGATGACCGTCGTGAAGGAGAAGCCGTTCACCGTGGAGATCGACTTCGCGGCGCGCATCGGAGATCTCGTCTACACGGGCGGGAGAACTGGCGGGAGGAGGAACCATGCAGGATGAGCATGGTGACGTTCCTGCTCGCACCGTCATCGTCCTTGCCGGCGGTCCGGATGCGCTGGACCACCTCACGCTCGAGCTTCAGCCTGGCGTGCGGGCGATCGACCGGCTGTGGATCGTGGCGGAGAAGTCCGGGTACACGCGCCTGTGCATCGTGGTGAGCGAGACGGCGGCGCCGAAGCTCCTCGTGCTGCAGCGTGAGGGGCGGCTCCCGCGGGCGACGCAGATCGTCATCGACTACGACATGGTCGGCGAGCGGCACGCGCTGTCTCTCCTGTGGGAGTTTCGCGACCAGGATGCGCTTGTCGTGCCGTCGTATGCCTACCTCACGGATGTGTCGGAGCTCGATGAGCTGCGGTCGAATGTCGTGGGGATCCTGGTGAGCGGCAGTCCGTGCGTTGTCGACGGTGCGGAGCGCCTGTTCTCGGACGGGCCGTTCTTCGTCGGCGCCGTGCGGGTGCACGAGTGCCCGCGCTTCTGGTCGATCATGGCCAAGGACGACGGAGAACCGACGCTCCTCGGCGGCCTTCGCGCGCTGCCCAACGATCTCGTCGAGATCTTCGACAAGGGCAGAACGTCGTGGGGACGGCTGGACCAAGCGAATGCGGGTCTAGCCCAACGGCTGGACGAACGCACGTTCCAGCGTTGGTAAGACGAGAAGCCGGGAAGACGGCAAAGGGGGAATTGTGAGGATCCTCGTGACAGGCGGCGCGGGGTTCATTGGATCGAGGCTGGTGCGGAAGCTGGCGGATGAAGGCCACCTCGTCGCAGTGGTGGACGACTTCTCCACGGGGAAGAGCGAGCGCCTGGACGACCTCGAGGGGCGGCAGGTGAACACGGCGGTCATGGACGTCGCGGACGCTCCGGCGTTGGAGGAGCTGGTGTCGCTTCTCCGCATCGAGGTCATTTTCCACCTGGCGGCGGTCTCCGACGTGCAGACGTGCGAGGAGAAGCGTGCGCGGGCGGTGGCCGTGAACGTCATGGGTACGGCGGCGGTGTTTCGAGCGGCGCAGCGCGTCCCGAGCGTGGAGCGGATCGTCTTCTCCTCGTCCGCGGCGGTGTACGGCAACCTGGAGCCTTCCGCGGGCGGGCACATGGAAGTGGCGCAGCGGGGAAGTCCGGCCGGAGTGTACGGGTGGACGAAGTCGTGGGACGAGTACCTTCTCACCCCAGAGCGCGCGGACTGCGTCACGGCAGTTCTGCGCTTCGGCAACGTCTACGGAGCGCACGATGCGGCCGGCGTCATCCCCGCGTTCTTCAAGGCGGCAGAGGCGGGCGCTCCGTTGGTCATCTACGGGTCCGGGCGACAGACCCGCGACTTCGTCCACGTCGACGACATCGTTGCGGCCCTCTACCGATGCGCGGTGTGTCCGGCGAGCAGGCTACCGAGCACATGGAACGTGGCCGGTGGCCGTCCGACATCGGTCAACGAGCTTGCGGACTGGTTTGCGCGAGCGTACCCAGGCCTAGAAGTGAGGCACGAGCCGTGGCGCGAAGGGGACATCCAGGACAGCCTGCTCAATCCGGACCTCATCGAGACCGAGATTGGGTTCAGGACGCAGATCGACCTAGCGGAAGGCCTTTCCCGCATGAAGGAGGAACTCGACCGTGAGCGATGCTGCCAAGCGTAACCGGCGGAAGATCCTGAAGGAGACGGTGCAGCGCAGCTGCAAGGCCTACGGCGGGTACGTGAACACGAAGAACGCTCTCGAGGTGCAGTTCCTCGCGGAGCGTATCGTTCTTGATCTGGAGCAGGTGGCGACGATCACGCTTGGTCCCGAGAGTGAGGCCAGGAAGACGGCATCACGGGAACCCGCCTTGGCGGCGTAGCGGCAAGCGCGGTAGGATCGGCGGGGCAATCATGATGGAGGCCGAGCCATGCGACAGGACACCACGGAGCGATGCGATCGCGGCCACGTTCACGTGGTCACGTCGCAGGTGTACTGTGACTTCTGCGGTGGCCTCATCGTCACCGAGCAGCCGGGGAGGCTCGACATCTTCGGCCGCGGCGAGTCCTCCGAGATGAAGCTCGTGTACCCGGCGTCCGATGGGCGGGTATACATCACCGTCACGTACAGTCCGGTGTTGCAGCAGCCGAAGGTCGTCAAATTCGAGTTCTGTTGCATGTCTCACGTGCTTCGGTTCTTCCGGGACGCTCGGTTCGGCCAGATGCCGCAGGACGAGATCGAGATCAATCTCCCGTACGGTGCGCTCCTCATGAGCGCCGTACAGGAGCCATCGGTCGAAGAGCCGACGAGCCAGGAACCGGGCGACACGGCGCGCGGCAAAGGAGCCTAGACGTGAGCAGTCCGACGTTGGGCATCGTGATCCCCGTTCACATCCTGCCGGAGGATCGCGTGCGCCTTCACGCGCTGTGCTGCGTCCTGGATGAGGTGGCAAGCCAGATCAAGGACGAGGACAGCGTGGTGCTCGCGGCGGCCGACGACCAGTGGTGGCTCACTCACGTCGTGGCGTTCACCAAGGACGATGTCCGCTGCCGAATCCTTGATTGCCGACGCGACGACGAGGTCGGCCGCGGATGGCGCCTCGCCTCGCAGCGCAATGCCGGTGTCGAGGCACTGCCCGGGCGCGACGCGTACGTGTTCCTCGATGCCGACTGCTTGCCGGCGAAGACCTGGCTGAGCGTCTATCGTGACAGCCTCGAGTGGGAGCCCGGTGTCGTGTTCGGGCGAACAGACCACGAACAGGCAAACGGCACGGTGGAACGCGACCCTCGCTCTTCCCACATGCGGTGGAGGCCATTCGGCCCCAGCTTGCGGCGGGAGGCGTGTCTGTTCGAGCGCGGCGGCGGCGGGAACATGATGATCACCGCAGCCACATTCCGCGACGTGGGACCGTTCGACGAGGCCTACGATGGAGGCTTTGGCTGGGAAGAGACCGACTATGCAGTCCGTGCCTACCAGATGGGCGCTGAGGTCCTCTACTGTGAGACTGCCCAGGTAACCCACCTCTACCATCCGCGCGGGCGCGACCACTTCTCGAACATCGAGCGCAACCGCGTGCTGTTCACGTCGCGCACCAAGCTCTTCGCGGGAGCGCGGGCATGAGCGACAGGATGGCCCTCCTCACAACGCTCCTTGCCGACGTCAAAGCCGTCAACGACGTCTACGACGCAGTGTTCGACGCTGACGAGCCTACGACGCAGCGAGTCCGGCGCCGGCGCGTGCGGGGCGTTCGGTTCCCGACGACCTACGCCGCGAAGTACATGACCTACCTGCGCGGCCTCATCAAAGACCAGAAGGCCCTCGTCGCGGCCGCGCTCGAGACGGAGCTCTACCCGGCGGTCGAACGTTGGGAGCGCGAGCGGCGGACGGACGCCGAGGGCGCCGTTGAGGTGCGCTCCGACGACCTTGCCGACGTCCTCGCCATCCTCGAGCGCCTGAAGGAGCTCATGACCTCGTCGCTCGACGAGGCCATCATTGAGCAGCAGGTGTACGAGTACGCGCGCGAGATCCTCGGCTACTCCGAGCGGCAGTGGAAAAAGACGATCAAGTCGATTGTCGGGATCGATCCGCTCATCCGGAACGCCCGACTCCTCGAGATCGTCCAGGCCCACGTGAAGCAGCAGGTGTCGCTCATCAAGACCATCCCGCAGACCTACTTCACCGACATCGAGCGCGTGGTCCTGAACGGCATGCGCAAAGGCGCGATGCTGAAGGACATCAAGACGGGGATCCAGGCGGTGTACCCCGTCACGTGGAAGCGTGCCGGGATCATCGCCCGGGACCAGTGCGGGTCGTTCATGGCCGCGGTGTCGGACGACCAGTGGAAGCAGGCCGGGCTGAAGACCTACATCTGGCGGAACATGGGCGACGAGCGCGTGCGGGGCAACCCGAACGGCCGGTACCCACGGGCGAGGCCGTCGCATTGGGAGCGCGAGGGCCAGGTGTACTCGGTCGACGAGCCTCCCGAGGGCGGGCACCCCGGCGAGGCCATCCTCTGCCGTTGCTTCCGCGAGGTCGTCGAAGAAGAGGTCCTGTCCGCGTACAAGGCGCCGCGGCAGACTCGGCAGCGCGTGTCGATCCTGTCTTGACGGGATAGCGGGAAGCCGTCTGTCCGGCGAGACAGCAAGCAGGGAAAGGGGCTTACCGTGAAACGTCGCAGACGAAGACTCTCGATCGATTGGCGATCGTTCCGAACACTGTCCACGTCGAGTTCTGTCACGAGCCGCATCTACTGGCGCGGCCGCTGGACGCCGTTCGTGTGGGTCGAAGTGCTCGTTGCTGGACGGTGAGCATGGACTTGACCGTTCACACCGTGGCGATCGACGCCGTCAAGCGCGACCCGCAGAACGCCCGCGTGCATGATCGGGCTCAGATCCATCTTCTCCAGGGCCTACTCGAGAAGTTCGGCCAGCGTGTTCCGATCGTCGTGAACCAGCGAACGGGCTTCATCGAGAAGGGCAACGGCCTGCACGAGGCGGCCGAGGGCCTGGGGTGGCCGACCATCCAGGTGGTGTACGCCGACGACGACGAAGCGACGGCGATGGCCTTTGCCCTGGCCGACAACCGCTCGGGAGAGCTGTCGTGGTTCGACGAGACGATCGTGCAGGGCCAGTTGAAGGCGCTCCTCGACGACGGGTTCGAGATCGAAGTCCTTGGCTTCGACATCGATGAGATTGAGACGATCGACTCGGCGGCCGAGCGGATCCCGCCGGCACCGACCGAGCGCGCCGCCGAGCTCGAGGCCAAGTGGCGGGTCGAGCCCGGCCAGGTCTGGGAGGCACCCTCAAAAGTGAGGGATGGGGTTTCGCACCGGGTGATGTGCGGCGACGCTTGCGACGAAAGCCACGTGAAGACGTTACTTGCGAATGCTGACATCGCGCTCATGATGACCGACCCTCCCTACGGGGTGGAGTACGACAGCGGATGGCGGGAGGAGGCCCTTGGCGGCGGTACCCAGACCGTGGGAACCATCCAGAATGACAACCGATCCGACTGGTCGGAAGCATGGCCGCTCTGGCGGGCCCCGATCCTCTATGTCTGGCACGCCGGCATCTACGCCCACGTCGTGGCAGAGGGTCTCATTCGCTGTGGGTACGCCTTGCGCTCGCAGATCATCTGGGTCAAACAGGCGCCAGTCCTCTCTCGTGGCCACTACCACTGGCGGCACGAGCCGTGCTGGTACGCGGTGCGTGACGGGGAGACGGCATCCTGGGAGGGCGACCGCCGGCAGACGACCGTGTGGGAGGTTGCGAACCGTGGCGCCGCTGCCCGGAGCCAGGACGAGCTCGACGTGTTCGACGGCGGGCACGTCTCCCAGAAGCCGGCCGACCTGTACCTGCGAGCGTTCCGCAACCACACCAAGCCTGGCGAGATCGTTGCCGATGCGTTCCTGGGTACGGGGACGGCGCTGGCGGCAGCTGAGGCGATCGGCCGCGTTGGCGTTGGAATGGAGATCGATCCGCGCTTCGTCGCGGTAACGCTCGAGCGCCTCTCCGAGATGGGGCTCACACCGCGGCTGGTGCTACCGTCAGGCAGCGAGGGCGAGAGCGATCGCGCCGCCCATGAAGAGGTAGAGCAGGACGAAGATCGAGCCGATCACGATGGCGGTGATTCCGCAGCCCTTCGTGTCGTTCCGGCTGACGCCGATGCTTCCAAGGATGATCCCGAGCACGTTGAAGAAGAAGAGGGCGCTCGCCGCGAGTGACGGTACCTGCGAGAACCCGGCGCCGGCAACCACACAGATGAGCCCGAGGAGGCCGTAGCCGACCTTCTTCTCGCCCTTCGCGGCGGGACTCTCCACGCGTTTCTCTTCCATCCGCCGCTGAGCACGTTCCATCTCTTCGAACGAGTCGAACCGTGACATGGGACGAGTATACAAATCTACACGCCCCGTGTCTACGGCTCAGGCGCGCCGAGGATCTGCCGGGCCACATCGTCGGCGGAGTCGCGGTAGAGGAGCAGGAGCGCGTCGACGATGCGCGACTTCGACGCGACCGAGCGGGGGAGCGCGGGGCGGTCCTTGGAGCCGCGCCGCAGCTCGCGGTGCAGGTCCTCGAGGCAGTCGCGGGCCTCCGGGGTGAGGTAGAGCGTCTCTTTCTCAGTCAGACCGACGTCGGCCGTCGCTGTCGTGGCGGATGGCTTCTCGAACATCGAGTCGATGCCCGATTCCGACAAGGACGCGCGTTTAGGCATGGCGGATGACCTCCTTCGCGAGGTGAACGTACGCCTTCGCGCCCTGGGAGCGCGGGGCGTAGGAGAGGATCGAACGGCGCAAGAGCGGCGCCTCGTTGAACCGCACCGTGCGGTAGACGGGCGGAAAGACTTGGCCGGGGAACTGCCGATGGAGTGCGTGGAGGACTTCCTTCGCGTGGAGCGTGCGGCGATCCATCATCGTCGGCAGGATCCCGAGGATCTGGAGCTTGGGATTGAGCGCGCGGGCGCGCTTCACGGTATCGGCGAGCAGGGCGAGCCCCTGCAACGCCAGGTACTCGGTTGCGACGGGGATCAGAACGTACTGCGCTGCGGCAAGGGCGTTGATTGCCAAGAGGCCGAGCGACGGCGGACAGTCGATTAGGATGTAGTCGTAGTTGAGACCGTGCAGGAGCGCGCCAAGACGCGCGGAGCGGTCCTTGCGTGTTGCGAGCTCGAGTTCGGCGGCCGCGAGGTTCTGGGACCCGACGAGCACGTCGAACCCCTCCTCGGCGCGGGCGATCGCGCTCTCGAGCGCCGACGGCCGGGCGAACGCCGAGTAGATGGTCTCGGCGGGCAGCGCCTCCCGGGCGACGCAGGACAGCGTCAGGCCGGCTTGCGGATCGAGGTCGACGCAGAGCACGCGCTTCCTCCGCTTGGCCAGCGCAGCGGCCAGCGTGACCGTCGTGGTCGTCTTCCCCACCCCGCCCTTCTGGTTCGCGATCGCGATCGTCGACATGACGGGTTGATGGTAACCCGCGAACGCGGGAAGGTGGGATGACGGGTGGCCGACATCGGCCGGACTTGGGTCGATCGAGGGGCGGTGGACGGCCGTCACGCTCCGGAGAGACACCTGTCCACTGCAGGCCCCAAAACCGGCCGATCGGGGCCAGGGTGGAGCCCCGTCGAGGCGTCCGAGGCGATCCGCGGGGCTCTAGAATCGATCGATCTACAACGCCCTATGGAATAGAGTGGCCATGAACGCCACTTATGGCCACACCGTACGGCTCTGCATTATCGTGTGCGTCACAACGCTTACCGAGATGGTGCACCGCTGAGAAGCAATCCTAGCCTGCGCTTGTGGCGTTGTCGCAACAATAGTGCGCTTTTGTTGCGACAGTTTGCCTCTTGACAATAACCCCGTGAGAGGTTATGGTGGTGCGAACACTCAACGGCGGGAGGCAGAGATGGTCGCACGGGATTCATGGCAAGATGTCACTGCTTCATCGAGGAACATCACAGAACCAAGTCCATCCAGTGAGAGAGGGGAGCCGGTCCGCGTTGGATCCGGTTTGAACGCACTCGAGCGCTACGGAGCCTCCGGTGCGGGCGGCCTCAAGCCGCCGTTGAGGGGAGAGGGGGCGGTCCTCCGGGGCCGTCCCCTCATTCCGTTCAATGGTGGGCGCCACGAGCTCGCCGAGCTGTTCGACGAGAGCGATGCGCTCGAGGAGGCCATCCAGATTGCCGAGTCGATGGAGCAGACGGCCAGCATGCGGAGTCTGAACCGCGGCCGCCGGCTGGTCGAGGAGCGGATCGCCGGTCTGCGGGGTGAGGGGTGATGGCACCGAAGGGAAGGATGTCGCGAGACGAGCTACTGGCTAGGCTAGAGGCTTGCAGCAAGCTGGAGCTGGTTCCTGGAATCCGAGAAGAGGTCCGCGTGCTCGCCGAGAAGATGGAGGAGCGACTCCGCGCGAACGAGCACAAGGGCCACTGGGCAGAATGCAGTGACGAGTACCTAGTCCGGCGGGCGATGGGTGAACTCAGCGAGCTCTCGGCGGCCGTGGCTAACTTCCGAGAGGCTGCGGACGATCCGGCGTCAGATGTACGAAGAGTTCAGGAGTTCGCCCGCCGTGTTCTCCACGAAGCAGCCGACGTAGCCAACTTCGTGATGATGCTGGCTGACAACGTGGGACGTGTAGAGGGGAAGATCGCTGGCTCGCGGGGTGAAGGGTAATGGACACATGCCAGACCTGCAAAGGTACCGGTGTTGTCCCTGCACACTACCACTGGCGTGGCGTGATCGGCGATGGGGAAGCGCCGTGTCCTGAGTGCGCCGAGCGAGCTGCGGAGATGAAGCGCTGGATCGACAACGCGAGCTACGAGGAGCTCCTGCGCAAATGGCGGTTCGCGGCGGCCGGAGACCCGTTCTTCCGACGAGACGTCGGCGAGTACTACTCCAAGAAGATGGCTGAGAGGCGGGCGGAGGTGGGCAACGCTGCTCACGTGGCAGCGAGCAAGGCGCTGGGGTGGTCCTGATGGCCGGGTTCACGATCAACATCGATCTGGACCGGAAGTGCAAGCGCTGCGGCAAGGGCGGAGCGACCGACAGCGGGTACTGCGTGCCCTGCATCACCAAGCGGATCCGCGAGGGGAAGTACGACCACATCCTCAAACCCGGGAAGAGCCCTGTGCGAAACGCTGCGGAGATCGCGAAGGAAGGCGGTGAGTCCTGATGGGCGCGACGAAGATAGAGTGGGCCACGGCTTCCTGGAACCCCGTGACGGGCTGCACGCCAGTCAGCGCGGCGTGTGACCACTGCTACGCAGCGCGGATGGCGAAGCGTCTCCGCGGGCGGTACGGATACCCTGCAGACGAACCGTTCCGGGTGACGCTGCATCCCGAGCGTCTCGAGGAACCACTGCACTGGAAGAATCCGCAGCGTGTGTTCGTCGTTAGCATGGGCGACCTGTTCCACGATGACGTTCAGCGAGACGACATCCTGCGCGTGTGGATGACGATGGCGCGGTGCCCACAGCACACGTTCCTCGTTCTCACCAAGCGCGCCGAGAGAATGCAGAGGCTCCTTTCGGAATGGTGGCCCCTTCCGAACGTCTTGGTCGGCGTGACGGCTGAGAACCAAGCCGCGGCGGACGAGCGAATCCCGCTCTTGCTCCAGACGCCGGCGGCAAAGCGGTTCGTGTCGTGCGAGCCGCTGCTCGGACCGATCGACGTCGCACCTTGGCTGTCTCGCTCATCTCAAGCCGGGCCTGATGGCCAGTTCAGTGACAGACTCGGACACCACGGATGCCTTCACTGGGTGATCGCCGGCGGCGAGACCGGCCCCGGTGCGCGACCGATGCACCCCGACTGGGCGCGAAGCCTGTGCGATCAGTCCCAGGTGGCAGGCGTTCCGTTCTTCTTCAAGAGCTGGGGCGACTGGGTATCGGAGGATCAAGCACATGGCCTCTGGCCGGAGAAGGCAAGCGGAGACCCCAAACTGAACGCACGGCAGGTCCATGCTTGGCCTGATGGGACCGCGAGCATTCGACACGGCAAGAAGGCCGCGGGACGGCTGCTCGACGGCTGCGAGTGGAACGAGTTCCCGGAGACCAAAGCGTGAGTGACGCCGCTTTCTTCAACTCCGACGCCGTCTGCCCTGTCTGCGCGTTCGACTCCGTCGGCACGCGGTACGTCGCGGCGGGTTCGGCGGTCGTGTTCGACTACGAAGCCCAGAAGGCATCTAGCTTCAGCCACATGCGCGTCGAGGCGGCCTTTCTCGAGCGGCGATGTCGGCGGTGCGGGTACCGCTGGCAGGAACTGCCGACGCAGCCGAAGCCGGCGCGGAAGAGGAAGGTGAAGGCGTGAACTGCAAACTTGTACTGGTCGACTGGCAGAATGAGAAGGGCGAGAGCATCTACAGCACGGAACTCGGTGCGGAGCTGTCAGTGGGCATGCTCCACGCAGGGACGACGTTTGACGTGGAGATCTCATTTCATGAACCGGACGCAGAGGCGGAGATCGTAGCCGCAATGCGCGATCACAACGCGTGTCCGGTATTCAAGCTATTGCCTGACAACACTGTCGACCGCTGCTATCGACGCCTGCTCTACCTAATCTACGATGAGGGAGACGGCTCGAGGACCATGGGCGAGGTACGGAAGCAGATCGTCGACGAGTTTGGCCAGGCCGTTGTCGATGAAATGGACGTTCGGTTGAACCTTTCGAAGCAATGACCGCGCAAGACCTGTTCACCGCCGTGTCGAACCCAGTCGCCGAGGCGATCCAGCAGGCGCTTCGTGTCGTGGCGGACCAGTGTGACGGAGCGATGGCGCTGGACGGCGCTGGGTTCAACAAGGCCGACGTGTACCTCGGGAAGACGCTTGCCGACCTGCCCACGGAGCGGTGGACACAGCGTCAGGCCGAGCGCGGCTGGAAGATCGTTCTGAAGTACCGTCGTCAGGTAGAGGCCGCCGGGCTCGACATCCTCAGCATTCCGTATCCCGACAGCACGACGCCGTGGGCGACGGACCCGGAGGCGATGCGGCGGATCTCGATCGACAACTCCGGCGAGGCGATTCGCTTGCGCTTCCCTTACGACCAGGTCCTCGTCGCTGCGGTGAAGACGATGCCTGGGCGGCACTGGTGCCAGGGCTCGCAGCAGTGGATCGTCCCGAAGACGGACGAACTGCTTCTCGGCCTTGAGGCGTTCGCCGACACGTTCGGGTTCACGATCGAGCCGGAGGTCGCGGCGTGGGTGGAGATGGCGCGAGAGCGGGCCCGCGTGCAGCCCGCGGAGGCGTGGTTCCCTGGAGAAGAGGCCATCCTGCCGCGTCAGGTGACCCTTGCCGGCGACGGCATGGCCGAGATGCGGTTCACCTACGACGAGCGGATTGTCGGGGCTGTCCGGCAGATCCCCGGGGCGCGGTGGGACAAGCTCGTGCGGGCGTGGCGGTTCAAGCTCATTCCCGGCGCAGTGAAGGTGCTCCAGGAGATCGCCGAGACCTACCAGTTCCAGATCGCGTCGGAGGTGCACGAGGCGATTGCGGCAGCCCTCGTCGAGCGCGAGGGGGCCAAGGCGGCCTCGCGGGCGATGGACGAGCCATTCACCGTCGCCGGCCTCGGCGGCACGCTCCGCCCGTTCCAGCGCGCCGGGGTGGCGTACGCGGCCAAGACCAAGCGCTGCTTCATCGCCGATGAAATGGGGCTTGGGAAGACGATCCAGGCGTTGGCGCTTCTCGAGCATCTGCACGCGTACCCGGCGCTCGTCGTGTGTCCGGCGTCGCTCAAGCTGAACTGGGTGCGCGAGGCCATCAAGTGGCTGCCGCGGGAGCGGTCGATCAAGACGATCGCGGGGACCAAGCGCGCGGCGAGCTACGAGGCCGACGTTCTCGTGGTCAACTACGACATCCTCTCGAATCACAAGGACGCGCTCGCGAAGGCCGGTCTGAAGGCTGTCGTGTTCGATGAGGGCCACTACTTGAAGAACGGTCGTGCGGTCCGGTCGAAGGCGGCGCGGTCGATCGCCGCGCACGCCGATATCCGCCTTGCGCTCACGGGGACCCCGGTGCTCAACCGCCCGGTCGAGCTGATCAGCCAGCTCTCTGTGCTCGGACGGCTTGACGAGTTCGGCGGCTTCTGGCCGTTTGCCAAGCGGTACTGCGACGCGTACCAGGGGCCGCACGGGTGGGACCTCTCCGGTGCGTCGAACCTCGAGGAGTTGAATACCAGACTGCGTGAAACGTGCTACATCCGCCGGAACAAGGCCGACGTGCTGTCCGAGCTGCCCGCGAAGCAACGATCGATGGTCGAGGTCGAACTCTCGAACCTCACTGAGTACCGGGCAGCCGAGGCCGACGTGATCGCCTGGCTGCGCGACAACGCGTCGGAGGAGAAGGCGGCGCGCGCGACGAAGGCCGAGCAGATGGTCAAGATCGAGGTCCTCAAGCGCCTGTCGGCCGAGGGGAAGATCCCTGCCGTCGTCGAGTGGGTCGAGAACATGCTTGAGGCCGGAGAGAAGCTCGTCCTCTTCGCTCATCACGTCGATGTGCAGAAGGCGCTCCTCGAGCGGTTCGACGGCGCCGCCCACGTGCTCGGTGAGGACGACGGGGCGACACGGCAGCGTAACGTGGATCGGTTCCAGAGCGACGCCCGCTGCAGACTCATTGTCTGCTCGCTCAAGGCCGCCGGCGTGGGGATCACCCTCACCGCAGCGTCGAACGTCGCCTTCTGCGAGCTCGGCTGGACGCCGGCGGACCACGACCAGGCAGAGGATCGACTTCACCGTATCGGCCAGACCGACTCGGTGAACTGCTGGTATCTGGTTGGCAAGGGGACGATCGACGAGCGGATTGCCAAGCTGATCGACGAGAAGCGCGCCGTCGTCGACGCTGCAACCGAGGGCGGGGAGGCAGATGGGACAAGCATCCTCGGCGGCTTGGTGTCGTCGATGGTGGGGGAGTTGTCGGATAACCTCTTGTGAGGTTATGATGGTGAGTGGAGGTGGCAATGGTTCAAGGGGCTCAGGCTGTCGCAACGGAGGAGACGGGGGCGCTGTACGTCGCAGCGCTGCGGGTGAAGAACCTGAAAGGCATCAAGGAGGCTGAGGCGCAGCTTCCGCACGGTGGACTGATCATCATCAGCGGCCCGAACGGCGCGGGGAAGTCAAGCTTCTCCGACGCCATCCCATGGGCGCTCGCCGGCGACCGCGCGATCGGCTCGATGCCGGTGCGCGAGGGCGCGGACCGCGCCGAGGTGTGGGTGCGGCTCGAAGGAGAGGGCCTATCCACCGCGTACGAGGTCAAGAAGACGATCCTCGGCCGCGATCGGATTCGCCTTTCGGTGCGGGCGGCGAACAAGGCAGCCGACGAGCAGGCACCGCAGGCGCTCCTCGACACGTTCAAAGGCGACCTGTCGTTCGACCCGCTCGAGTTCGCGCGGATGACCGATGCCGCACGGCGGAAGATCTTCGAGAAGCTCGTCCACCTGCCGATCAGCCTTGGGGAGTGGGACTCGCGAGAGAAGAGCCTCTACAAGGAGCGCCACGACACGAAGGTCGTTCTCGATGCGCTCGAGGCTCAGGCAGGCGCCCTCGAAAGCGTTCCTGCCGATGCGCCGACGGAGAAAGCCGACACGTCGCAGCTGCTCGCTGACCTGCGCCAGGCGAACCGCATCAACAAGGCGAACGACGAACGGCGGGCGGCGCTCGAGCGACTCCGCGGGCTGATGGAGAACCGAGCGAAGAGCATCCAAGAGACCGAGACGGAGATCGCCCGGCTCACCGCGAAGCTGGGAACGCTCCGTCGTGAGCAGGATGACGACATCGAGATCCGCGACGCGTTTGACCGCGAAGTCGTCGGCCTTGTGAACGTCGACACGACACCGATCGACGCGAAGCTTGAATCGGCGGTCGCGGTCAACGCCGCCTACGAGAACGCGCAGCGGATCCGCGAGCGGAACGCCGAGGCAACGCAGAAGCTCGAGAAGCAGCGCGACGCCTGGCGAACACTCGACGAGCGGCTCAACGCCCTCCGGAGCGAGCGACGAGAGATGCTCGACCGGGCGACGATCCCCGTCGAGGGGATGGGGATCAACGACGACGGCATTGTGACCTGTCGTGGGATCCCAATCGACCAGTGCTCGGACGGTGAGCTCATCGACCTCAGCGTCGACGTCGGGATGGCGCTCAACCCGCGGCTCAAGCTCCTGCGGATCAAGGTCGGATCGCTGCTCGACGAGGCGAAGCGCGAGCGGATCGTCCGCCGGGCGATCGACCGCGGGTACCAGGTGTTGATGGAGATCGTAGCGGAGCCCGGGAAAGGGACGGGCATCGTCATTGAGGAAGGCGAGATCGTGTCGCACCCTAGTGAGGGGATCTCCGCCGAAGCAGTGCAGGAGGCGGATGATGGGGACGAAGGAAACAGAGAGACTCTACCGGATCACCCGGTCGAGCAAGGCAAGCGGCACGCTCCGGATGACGTTGCCGCGGGAGCTGTGCGATGAGGTGGGGATCAAGGGCGGAACGCACCTGGCAGCCGAGATGCCAGGGCCTGGCGTCGATGGGACGTTGGTGCTGCGGGTGGTTCGGCCGTCGTCGTCGCGAGCGAGCAACGTCGTCGTCGTCCTCGACCCATCGATCGAAGACGAGCGGAGGTCGCTCCGGGCGACCGTACCGATCGCGATCGCGCACATGGTCGGTTTGACATTCGGAACCGAACTCACGTGGGCGCCGCTCGCTGGCGGCCGTGGGCTCGTGATGAAGGTGGTGGAGAGGAGGTAACGATGGAGGAAGGGCTGACTCTGGAGAAGCTGAGGAGTATGTCGGCCGCCGACTTTGGAAGGCTGGTCCATTCGCTTGGCCGCGACGAGACGTACGACGACCTGTTCGAGATTCTCGTTGAGGCTGCGCGCCGGATGTTCCCAATCAGCGGGAGAGCGAATGACCCCGCGCCGTACCTCCCCGGCCACATCGTGCAGCCGCGGACCGTATACGAGATCGATCCGCCTGCGGGGCCGTCAGGATCCTCAGGTCCAAGGAGCCTTGGATGATGCCGATGGCACCGCAATGTAGGTGCGTTGGAGAGTCTGCCATTCTCTACAACGGCCTCAAGATCGCCGGCCGGATGCCGCCATTCACGCGACAGATGCGTGACGCGATCCGCGCGGGGCGGAAGACGCAGACGCGAAGGCCGATGGCACCGCAGCCGACGTTGCCCGATGGTCCTCATCGCCAGGCAGGTGCCCCAAACACCTTTGGTTGGCTAGGAGAGGACGATGGGACGAGGATTCCGTACGAGCTGCGGACGTGCCGGATCGGCAACCTCCGCGTCATGTCCGAGCCGCTGAAGTGCGGTGCGGACGGCCTCGCGTACTACGCCGATGACGGCGCGCTCGTCGTGAGCCTGCGTACCGGCGCGCCGATCCCGTGGCGCTGGCAACGCAGCACTCTGTCGTCGATCCACATGCCGACCGAGGCCGGCCGCACGGTGCGACGGTACACCGACATCCGCGCCGAGCAGTTGCAGGAGATCAGCGGCCGGGACATTTGCGCCGAGGGAGTCCACGTCGACTTCACGATTCCTGGTGCGTTCGATGCCCTCGACCAGTTTGCCAAGCTCTGGAATTCTGTCTACGCCAACAGTGACTGCAACTGGGACGCCAACCCGTGGGTCTGGGTGCTCGTGTTCGAGGAGGTGTCGTGCTCCTGATCCTTGAGGCCGCAAGGCCCTGCCAGCGGGCCCCGTGGGTGTACCGCAACAGGGCGGAACGCAGCTTGGAAGTGGGATGGTTGTGGTTCGCGATCCGTTTCACTCACGAGGCGTACGAGAAGCTTGTCATGGAGCCACATGACTGGGTCTGCCGCGGCCGGAGGTACGCGTCTGTGGCGGAAACTAGAAGATGGGCGAGCCATCCTGATCGTGTACGATAGGTGAGGTGAAAGCAGTGAGGGCAACAGGTTCTAAGGATCAGAGAGGAGGTCTCATGAAGAAGGTGGGTTCGGTTTTCGTGGCGGCAGTGGTGCTGTGCGGGGCGTTGTTCCTCGGTGGGTGCACCGATCTGATTGGCAACAACGCGAGCAAGGACGGGTACTCGATGACGGGGCAGTACATCACGATCACGGAGCCGAGCGTTGCCGGCTGGGTCGAGGTCGCGACGTCGGCGGGCGGGGTCATTCACTGGGGCGACTCGTTTGACGACGCGTCCTACATCACGGCGAAGGGGCCTGGGACGTACGGCCACTACTTCCGGCATGAGGGCGTCTACGCGGTGCGGCTGATCCAGAACGACGCC